ATGGTGAAAGTTGTCGGCGATCTGATCCAGCAATTCGCCAGGCAGGAGATGAAGGGTCAGATCTCGGTCGCGGATTTCTTACGCCTGCTGAGCGTGTTCAAAGAGCTGGACGCGCAACGGGGAGTCTGGGAGGTTCGGGTGAAATGGGTCGGACGCGAAAAGGCGCAAGCTTGAACCTTGACATCGAATACGATCCGCTTCCGTCGCAGGCGATGTTCCACGATTCGGAGGCGCGCTTCAAGGGTTTTTCGGGACCGATCGGTTCCGGCAAGAGCCAGGCGTTGTGCCACGAGGCGATCCGCCTGGCGTTTGAAAATCCCGGCCGGATGGGACTGATCGGGGCGCCGACGTATCCGATGCTGCGGGATTCGACGCAGCGGGCGGTGCTGGAAGTTTTGGAAGAGAACGACATCGAGTACGAGTTCAACAAGAGCACGAACGAGATCACAGTGAAGTACGCGGATTCGAAGATCGCGTTCCGGTCGCTGGACGATTACGAGCGGCTGCGCGGCACGAACCTGGCGTGGTTCGGGGTGGACGAGTTGACTTACTGCCCGGAGGAGGCGTGGCTGCGGTTGGAAGGCAGGCTCCGCGATCCCAAGGCGTCGCGGTTGAGCGGATTCGCGGTCTGGACCCCGAAAGGGTTCGATTGGGTTTACGAGCGGTTCATCGCCAATTGCGTCGCGGGATACGAAACGGTACAGGCGAAGCCGTACGAGAACCGGTACGTTCTCGACCGGGTGCCGGACTTTTACGACCGGCTGAAAGGGAGCTACGATGAGCGGTTTTTCCGGCAGGAGGTGCTCGGCGAGTACCTCGACATGGCGGCCGGGCGTGTGTACTACCAGTTCAACCGGTCGAAGCACCTGGAGAGCCGCGAGCTGGAGGATTCGGAGCCGCTGCTGTGGGCGCTGGATTTCAATGTCAGCCCCATGTCGTCGGTGGTGGTGCAGGTAATACGCGGGACGGTCTGGGTGCACGACGAGATCGTCCTCGGGCGCGCCAGTACGGAAGATGCATGTCAGGAGTTCACCAGCCGGTTCGGACCGCATCGAGCCGGGGTGACGATTTACGGCGATGCGAGCGGATATCACATGCAGAGCGGCGGGAGCACGGATTACGCAATTATCAGCGCGTATCTGGGCGCTCGCGGGTATTCGTACGCGCGGCGGGTGCCCAAGAGCAATCCGGCGGTGCGGGACCGGGTGAGCGTGATGAACGCCATGCTGGAGAGCGCCGACGGCGGGATGCGGTTGTTCGTCAACCCGAAGTGCAGAGAGTTGATCAAGGATCTCGAGCAGGTCGTTTACCTGCCCGACAGCGCGATTATCGACAAACAGCGCGATCCGCGGCGCACGCATTTGAGCGATGCGCTCGGGTACCTGGTCTGGCAAGAATGCCGGCCGGAATTGGCGCAATGGAATGAACGGCGCGGGCGATTGTTCTGAGCCGGAGAGAGACACGGATAGGAGAGCTTGTGTTTGAGATTGATCGAGAACATCCCGAATATGTGGCCGGAAAGGCCGCGCGCCAGATGTACCGTGACCTGTACACGGGCGGCGACCAGCTGAAGCGGAATGCCTCGGCTTACCTGGCGCGGCGGCTCCGCGAACAGCCCGACTTGTATGCCGAGCGGCTCAGCTCGGTGTTTTACGAGAACTATGTAGGGTCGATTATCGACTGGTATGCCGCGACCGTGTTTCGCCGGGAGCCGGTGATCTCGTTCGACGGCCCGAACGACAGCGCGAAGAAGTTCTTTTACGAATTCACGAACGATTGCGACCGGCGCGGAACGGATCTGACCGATTTTCTGCGAGCGTGCTTTGTGGATGCGCTGGTGGAAGGCACGACTTACGTGCTCGCCGATTTTCCGCGGACGCAGGGGCCGGCAGGAAACCGGGCGGAAGAGGATGCGACCGGGCGCTCGCGGGCGTATCTCGCGCGATTTACTGCGGACGAAGTCATTAACTGGTCGTACGACGACGATGGCAGGTTCGAATGGGTTGTGATCCGGACCTCTGAGTTGAGGACGCCGTCGGCCCTATCGGGCAAGTGGGAAACCGAGACCCAATGGACCTACTTCGACACGGAGAATTTCCGAAAGTACCGGCGGCTTGGAGATGACACCCGGGCGGAACTGATCGATGCCGGGAGGCACGGGATGGCGAAACAGAAGCGTGTTCCGCTGTTCCGGCTGGAACTGCCGGAGGGGCTTTGGCTGATGAACAAGGCCGGACTTCTGCAGCTCGAGCATTTCAATAAATCGAACGCGCTTTCCTGGGCGCTGACGATGGGCCTCTTCGCGATGCCGGTGGTCTATTCCGAACGCAAGTTCACTGAGATCCTGGGTGAGTCGTACTATATCCAGCTCGGCCCGGGCGACAAGTTCGGGTGGGCGGAGCCAGAAGGCAAGGTATACCAAGTCGCAACGGACAATCTGCAGCGATTGCAGGAGGAGATCTACCGGGTCTGCTATCTCACCCAGGCCGGTGGATCACTGACACATGTTGCGCAGTCAGGCTTGAGTAAGCAGCGGGACTTCTCGATCACTCAAGAGGTCCTGCTGGCCTACGGAGACACGGTCAAGGACCTGATCCGGCGAGTTCTGAACGCGATCGAAGCCGCCAGGGAAGACGGACTGCAGGTATATGTCTCCGGCATGGATGAATTTGACATTGGCGATTTCTCGAGCGAACTCGATGATGCGCAGAAGCTGCTCGCGCTCGGCATCGACTCGCCGACTTTGAAGAAGCAGATCTTCAAGAAACTCGCACTCAAATACCTCTGCGATGCCCGGCAGGACATAAAAGGGCAGATCGCAGCGGAAATCGATAAATGAGGAAGCTATGGACCAAGAGGGAGTAGACGTGGTCTCGATCATCCGGCAGGCGATAACCGAATTCGCCAAGTCGGAGCAGTCGAAGGCCGAGCCGGCCTACAAGGCCGAACTGATCGAAGAACGGCGGCGGCGGGAACAGCTCGAACGGCAGGTGAATCAGCTGGTCGAGGAAAACCGGCACAGCCGCATGCAGGCCGAGGAGGCCGAACGCGGAAGCGTCATTCGGGCCGAGTTGCAGAAGCTTGGAGTATCCAAGATCGACCTGGCGTTTCGTGCTGTTAAGGATGACGTCGTGCGCACCGAGGACGGCCGGCTGGTCGCTCGCGGAGACAACGGCGAGGTCGGGCTGCGGGATTATCTGACACACTTTGTCGGTGAAAACCCAGAGCTCTTGCCCGCGCGGATGGCGGGCGGGAGCGGCGCGGTAAGCGGGGCGCGGACTCCCGCACAGCCCAGCATCGACCTGGATAAGATCCGGCCCGGCATACCGGCCGAGGAGATGGATCGAATCCGGCAGGAGATTTCACGAGTGGCGTCGCAGACGCTGCGCGGAATGTAAGCGCCACCGGCGGCGCATCGAGCAGTCAACGTGGGGCAGACACCCGGCCTAGGCCGCGGGCTGCCCCACTTTCATTTAGGAGAGAAAGAAACAGATGGCGATAATTACTTCGGCGAATGTCGCGAACGCGATTGTCAAGCTGGTGGCGGTGGATGCGCTGCCCGCGTTGATGGGGAACCTCGTTATGGGTAACCTCGTGAACCGCGACTATGAGCCTACTCTGGCACAGGCGGGTGACACCGTCAACGTGCCGATCCCCCCGACACTGGTCGCGAATAATCTGGCGGAGGGTGGTACCGTTCAAACCCAGAATCCGACTCTCGGAAACGCGCAGATCGTGCTCAACACGCACGCTGAAGCGACTTTCCAGATTCCGGATGTCACAAAGGTTCTGGCCGTTCCCGACCTGCTGCGCATCTACATGCAGCCGGCGGTCGTGGCGCTGGCGGAGCGGATCGAGTGCGATCTACTGAACCTTTATTCGCAGTTCACGGCCAACAGTCCGGTCGGCGTGGCCGGATCGGCTCTTAGCGAGAGCACGATAGACCAGGCAGAAACGGCTCTGTTTACTGCCAAGGTACCGCCGAGCGCGGCGAAGTACCTGGTGGTCAGCGGCGACGCCTATTCGCAACTGCGGCAGATCACGCGCTTCAGCGAATATGACACCGCGGCCGACGCCGGAGTGCGGGCCCTTATCGACGGGTCGGTGGGCAAGATCAAAGACTTCTTCGTGTTCCGGTCCCAGTTCGTTTCGAAGACGGGCACGACGCCAGTGAGCACGCACAACCTGGCGTTCGCGAAGAACGCAATCGGCCTGGTTGTCCGCCGTTTGCCGCAGCCTATTCCGGGTACGGGCGCGATCGCCGAGTACGCGGAACTGGGCAATTTCGGCATGCGGGTCACGATGAGCTACCAGCCGAACACGCTGGCTCAGCAGTTCACGGTCGATGTGCTGTACGGCGCCGGCGTGCTGCGGAACAACCACGCGGTTCAGGTCAACAGCTAAACAGCAGTGGCGAGTAGCGAGTCAGTGGCCAGTGGCCAGTTTGTTCATGATCAGCGGGCGGGGCGGGGACGTACGGTTCCCGTTCTGCCCGTAAGGAGAACACAAATGGATTTGAAGATTTTCTATCAGAAGGTCCGCGATGCGGAAATGCAGATCGCGGACGATCCGACGGTGGTCGTCAGTTTCGAGACCAGCGATGGCGGCAAGGCCGACGTTCTGTCCGAGGTGCCTCGCCCGTTGGCGGCCCGCATGATCGTAGAAAGTAAAGCGCGGAGGGCCACCGAACAGGAAAGCACCGAATACCGTCAGCAAATGGAAGACGCGCGGCGGCGTGTCGAGAAAGAAGCCAACGCCCTGCGCGTGCAGGTCACGTTGATCTCGGAATCGGAGCTGCGCTCGATCCGGGCGAAGGACGACTCGAAGGAGTGATCGATGCTGTTCACGGATAATACTCCGGCGGACAAGGAAACGTTGCGTACCTTTGAATCCGCCATCCTCGACGTGGCTGCCGGCGAGGGAATTGATCTCGATGCGAAGCTGCAGATTGCGGCCGAGCAGGTCGGCGATGAACTGGAGATCTGGTTGAAGCAGGCGGGATCGGGCCCGACCTCCTGGGTCGTGGCCCTCGGCCCGACGTGGATGGCGCCGCTGTTGAACTCGGTCGTGGTGAGTCCGGCGATACGGCGGTGGCACGCTCTTCATACGCTCGAATCGGTGTACCGCGACGCTTACTTTCAGGAGTTAAACGACCGTTTCAAAGGGAAGTGGCAAATGTATCAGGAGCTGAAGCGCGAGGCCCGAGACCTGGCGTTCGCGTATGGCATCGGCATTGTCGGCGCGCCTATACCGATCGGGCCTGTTCCGGCGTCCGGCACGGCGTTGGGCGATTCGGATTCGGCTCCGGTTTACATTCAACTGACCTGGGTGTCTAGCTCGGGCGCAGAGGGTGCTCCGGGCCAGGCACAGAGCATGGTTGCGCCCGTGGGGACGCAGATCACAGTGTCGCTGACGCAGCAGGCGCCGGCGGGATGCTCGTGGAATGTGTATGCAGGATCTTCGCCCGACCAAATGACACTGCAAAACACGACACCTCTCGGGCAGAACGACTTGTGGGCCCTGGCGTCACCTCCGTCCACGACCGGGCGGCTGATCGGAACGGGCCAGACGGCAGACTATATTCTGATCGATTACAAACGGACGCAGAGGGGCTGACATGGTAAGCATCGGGACTCTCGTTTCGGCCCAGGTGGCCACGTTCTTGCGCGCCGCGGATGCCGGAGTGGGCGCGCAGATGGCGCAACTCTCGACGGATAACGGTATCGAAGTTACCGCTATCGTGCCGGCGCAGATACTCGAGCAGAGCGCGCCGCCGCACGATTATCCGTCGGCTGAGCACTTTCCCGCGGTCTACGTTACGTGCGAGAGCCTTTCGAACTTGCAGACAGAAAAGGCACGACGGTTCTCGGGAAAGGCGCGCGTCGCGATTGAATGCCGCATGACTCAGGACCGCGTCGATGGGTTGGACGCGAAAGTGCGCCTTGTCGCAGATGCGGTGGCCGAGACTCTGTTTCAGAACCGCGGTAGGTGGACAGATTCGATGTTCTTCGGCGGCGCCTATGAGGTGCAGTACGGAGCTGTAAAACGCGGCGGCAAGAATGTTATGCAGTCGGCGCGGGTCACGATTGAGGTTGACATAAGCAGTAACTGAACGGAGCTACGAAATGTCAGGATATATCTCGTCAAACGAGAACAGATTTTACATTTCCGCAGAGAGTGTGTACGGGACGGCCGCGCCGGTGGTGGCGGCTAACCGGATCCCAGCGGTACAGCTCAAAGTCACTCAGCGGAGCGAGTCGCGGCCGCGGCGAGATAAGACCGGGAGCCGGACCTATGTAGGCGTGCCGAATGGCGGGCGTCGAACGACGAAGTTCGATCTCTCGACCTATATGACGGCGTGGACGAATACGGCCGCGGGACCCTGTTACGGACCGCTATTCGAGGCTGCCCTGGGCGCGGGAGTGGATCTATACGGCGGAGGCGCCGCGATCCAGCCGAACGGAACGACCGTGGTGTTTCCGCAGCCGCACGGATTGCAGTTCGGCCAAGGCATATCGGTAGGCGATGAGATCAGGTTCGTCGCCGCGGTTGCGGACAGCCGGACGGTCGTGTTGAATGCTCCGTTCTCGACGGTCGGATCGACGGCCGGGTCCACCGCGACCTATGTTCCGGCGACTGAGTTGAAGAGTTACAGTCTTTTTGACTACTGGAGCCCGAATAGCACGGCACAGCGGATCCTATGCGGGTCGGGTATAGACAAGCTGCGAATCCGTGTCAACGCCGACTACCAGATATTCGAGTTCAGCGGCGAGGCGGCCGATGTCGTCGACAGCTCGAGTTTTGCGAGCGGGCAGGCGGGACTGACACAGTTCCCGGCGGAGCCAGCCCTTTCCGACTTCGATCATTCGATCGTTCCGGGCCACTTGGGCCAGGTCTGGATGGGCGGTATCGCCGGACAGTTCTTCACACTGACTTCGGCGGACATTACGCTGCAGAATGGACTCGCTCTGCGGTCGCGTGAGTTCGGATCGTCGATCGCGCGGGGATTGAACGCAGATACGCGGAATGTTACCGCGGTGTTCTCGGTTTTTGCCCAGGACGATGCTTCGACTCAGGCCTTGTACCAGGCGGCGCGGCAACGGTCGCCGGTCGGCCTGATGTTCCAGTTAGGCGAGCAAGCGGGGCAGTTATGCGGGGTTTACCTTCCCGCTGTAATGCTGGAGACTCCGGACTTCAACGATTCCCAGACGCGGCTGCAATGGTCGTTTACGGGCCGGGCTCAAGGAGACGCGGACGATGAACTGTTTATCGCTTTCGCGTAGAACGACAGGCTATTCGAGCGTCGTTTGGCACCGGGCGAAGACACAGCCCGGTGTGCGGTTCGGGGTTGCACGGATATCGTTCGGCCGACGGCTCGAGATCGCCCGCGAGATACGGGCGCTCGGACAGAAGCTGGAATATCTGGAAGCCGGCAACAGCATCGCCGAGAAGGCGGAGGTCAGCATCGCTGCCGCGGAAGTCGACCGGGTGTATCTGCGGTGCGGGCTTATGGCGATTGAGGGTCTGGAGGTCGATGGCACGCCGGCATCCGCGGAATCACTGTTCGAGGCGGGACCGGATGATTTGACCCGCGAAATACTTACCGCGATCAAGGCCGAGTGGGGCCTTTCCGAAGAAGAACGAAAAAACTGATCATCGCCTTTCATTTCTTATCAGGCAGCCAGGCCGGATGGGAGTGCGAAGCATGTCGTCGCGGAGGTCTGGCTGAGCGAAGGCGGTGCTGTTTTGCCGGATTTTCGAGTTGGGGTTCAAGGCCGGTATGGGTGGTTGGGAGTGCGGTTGCATTTCACTGTCCCAAGTCACTCATCACCGCCGATGAAATACAAGCTGTTGAGGAGTTTCGGGCATGGAAGCTGACCGGGACGCCGGATTTAAGAACACTCCCGGCGCGTGTGGCAGATGCATTGATGGTACTCGAAGCAGAATATCGATCGGAACTAAGACATGAGTAACTTGAAGAGCCAGATATCGACACTACTCGGAAGTAGCACGGCCGGGCGGACCGGAACAGACCGGTTGTTGAGCGCCGGGAGTTCAGGCAACTCATATGAGAGCCTTGATCAGCTAATCTCCACCACCGCCGAAACGCTGGCGGACTTGCAATCGGCGATTCAGGCGCAGGCCAGCTCGATGGCGGCCGCGACGAGCGCGGCGCGAAATTCCAGTACGGGAAGTGCGTCGAGTTCCGACAACGGCTTTGTTCAGGCGGCCGAATCCATACTAGGAGGCTTCACGCTCAGTCCAATCATGCGCGGCCTGATGTCATTGTTCGGGGGCGGTGGCGACGATAGCACGCCCGCGGCCTTACCCAAGTATGTGGCCCCCCCGAGTATCTCGGTGTCCGGGGGATTGACCGGCGAGGCGGGCGGGCTCGTGGCGGTGGACTACGGGCAGAACGGGCAACCGCGGGCGGCCAGGAATCCGGGGTCACAAACACAGATCACGGTAAATGTTCAGGCGATGGACACGCAGTCCTTTCTCGACCGCAGCGACGATATCGCGCGCGCGGTGAAACGGGCCATGCTCGAGTCCAGCAGCCTGAACGATGTCGTTTCGGAGTTATAGCTATGGCCGACTTTCCCACTCTCTCGACTGGCGCGATCACGCAGTATCCATCCGAACGGCGGACTGGTTACGGCAACACGGTGCTTCGGTTCGTGGATGGATCGGAGCAGCGCTGGAGGGAACGGAGCTCATACCTGCATCGCTGGGTGTTGAAGTTTTCCTTACTCGACGAAACTGAAGCGGCGACGCTGGCGTGGTTTTTCGAAGAGCAGGCTGGGCGGGCAGGTCACTTTTCGTTTCAGGACCCGTGGGACGGCACGGTTTATCCCGATTGCAGTTTCGAGCAGGACACCCTGCCGGTTGATTACGCCGGTGAAGGGCGCGCGGCGGCCGTGGTCACGATTCAGGAGAACAAGTGATGCTTGTGTTTCCACAGTTGAACAGTGGCGCCCTGGTGCAGACATCATTTCGCCGCACCAGCGAGACTCGAACGGAAGCCAACCGTCTGGCTGACGGGAGTGAAGTCCGCGGTCCCGACGATAGTGCCGCTGCAGTGAGTTGGGAGGTCGCGTTATGCGAGTTGTCGGACGTGGAGCTGAACGGTATTTCGACGCTCTTCGATGCGGTCGAAGGGCGCGTAGGGACATTCGTTTTCCTGGACCCCGCCGGGAATCTGCTTCAGTGGAGCGAGGATCTATCGCGGAACTGCTGGCAGAAGGGCGCGATGCTGCAACTTCTTCCCGGCATTGCCGACCCTTTCGGCGGGACAGGCGCGGTGCGGGTGACGAACGCGGGGCAGAGTGCGCAGGACGTTTCCCAGGGCTTGGCGGCCCCTGCGACGTTCTTTTACTGTCTCAGCGTGTACGCCCGCACCGCGGCGGCCGGCTCTGTGAGCCTCTTTGTTCAGGCGGGGCAGAGCCGGCAAATCGCGGCGTTCGATTTGAGCCCGGCATGGCGGCGATGTTCTCTGGCCTGGAACGGCGGGATCGGCGTGGACCGGGTGAATTTTGGTGTGGAGCTGGCGCCGGGTGCGAGCGTCGAGTTTTACGGGTTTCAGGCGCAGGCTCAGCCGGTCGCTTCGTCGTATCGAAGAACGTTGGATGCGAGTGGCGTGTATTCGGCGGCGAGGTTCGACGCTGATGAATTTCGGGCGGTGTCGGATGCGCCCGGAAGGCATTCGTCGAGTTTGCGGATTGTGAGCCGGCGGTAAGGCGGCCTGAGAGGCCGCCGCAGGCCGAGGGCCTGCCCCACAACTACAGAAAAACATGATAAGGAGCCAGGTGCGTGCAGACGATTGATGGACTGAAACAAATGGAGTGCCCCGAGACACCGCTATTTCTGTTTGAATGCACGATGGCTTCGGGCGAAGTCGAGCGGTGGAGCACGCACCACGTAACTTTTAACGGGAACGAGTACCGCGCGCGCGTGCTCGGCCACAGCCTGTTCGAGTTGAAGCTGTCGAGCGATGACGGGGCGGACACGTCTTCGAAGATCAGCCTCACGCTTGCCAATGCAGACTCGTACTTCTCGGTTCTGGAGGGCACGACGGGGTTCAAAGGCGCTCAACTGACTATCCGGTTTTTGTTCTACGCGCTGAAGAACGGCCAGGCGGCGAGTGAGAGCCGCGTCGTGTTTCGCGGCATTGCCGGATCGCCCGATGAAATCACCGCCAGCACATTGCGGGTGACCTTTACTAACCGGTTAAGCCTTCAACGCGTCGCGCTGCCGCAGGTGCGGATTCAGAAAAGATGCCCTTGGGCTTTCCCCCAGACAGCCGACCAGAGAGTCGAGGCTGTCGACGGCGGCGTGAAGGGTAAGTTCTCGCCGTATTACAGGTGCGGATACTCGGCTGGGGCGCCAGGCGGTTGCGGCAACCTGGACGGGAGCGGAAAGCCATATGCCAGTTGCGCTTTCACCAAGGCGGATTGTGTCGCCCGGGGCATGTACGACAAGGATTCCTCCGGCCAGACTACGCGGCGTTTCGGCGGAATTCAATTTGTTCCATCCACGGTCGACGTACGCGGATTCGGGGAGAAGGGCTCCCATCTTTCGGCGGCCCATACTAACGAGGCCAAGTACAACGACGTGGTTCCGCTGCTATACGGGACGGCCTGGTACGCTCCGCCGATCGTATGCGCGCGCAACGACGGGAACCTGACTCGGATGGAGGTGCTGCTCGGCTGCGGCGAGATCACGTCGGTCCTCAAGGTTGTCGTGAACGATATTGAGATCCCCGAGGGCGTTGCCGGAGCGAACATGACCGCGACGGGCTGGTACAACGTGATCACGACCGGCACGCGAACCGGCGCCTTCAATCCCGATTTTGCGGATGCGTCCGGCAACCCGCTTGGAGACCCATACGGCAGCATGGGAATGATGAGCGTGGTTGTCCCCAACCGGATCTCTACCGGCGAATCGCTGCCCCGGATCAAGGTCCTGGCACAAGGCCGGAAGCTGCAGCGCTTTGACCAGAGTGGGAATTCGCTCGACGAGGTCTTCACGAATAATCCAGGGTGGCTTCTACTGGATGTTCTCCGGCAAAGCGGTTGGGAGACGGGCGACATCGACCTCGCTGCATTCGCGGCGGCTGCGTCCTATTTCGACGAGCCAGTTCCGGTGCAGGATCTGAACGGGAATCAAACGACGGCACCCCGGTTTGAATGCAGTCTTGCTTTGCAGACCAGAAAGAGCGCGGCCGACCTGGTCCGGGGAATCCGGAATAACTCGATGGGACTGCTGAGCTATTCGCGCGACGGTTTGCTCCAATTGCGCGCAGAGAATACGATTGCTTTACAGCAGCCAGCAAAACCATCCGGATCGAATTCCGTCGAGGGTCTTGGCGGCGGATGGCCCGCTTATGAGTTCAGCGATGACTCGACCTTTTCGGGAATCTTGCGGCGCAGTAACGGCGAGTCGTGGTTCCGGGTTTGGTCGCGAGGTCTTTCGGAAACGACAAACCGGTTCAGCGTCGAGTTTCAGGACGAGTTTAACGAATATCAGCAGGATAGCCTTTCGTTCGTCGACATCGACGACGCCAATTTGACGGGTCAGGAACTGAGTGGATCCATGGCGGCGCTGGGCCTCCCGAACTTTGACCAGGCCGGACGGGTTCTTTCACTCGCGCTGAGCAAGTCGGTCGATGGGAACGTGTTTGTCGACTTTGGAACCAGCGTGCGGGCGTTTGGCCTCACTCCGGGGGATATCATCACCCTGACCTATTCGAAAGCCGGCTTCGATCGTACCCCGTTCCGGATTGTGAAGATTGCGCCAGCGGTGAATTATCGCACCGCGCTTATAACTGCGCAAATCCACGATGACTCCTGGTACACGGAGGCCGGGGCCGACCATCCGGGCGGGCACAGGCACGCCCGCCAGAGCACGATTCCGCGACCGCTGGTCGGCAGCGTCGTCGATGAGAACGGGCAGGTGCAGTTCGACATACAGGAAACACTGCATGAGTCCGCCGACGGGAGCGCTTCTGTTCAGCTCAGGGTGGGTTTTCATCCACCGGCGATGGTCGCGGTCGATGCACCCCCTATTCCCGTGTTAAGTCTTACGCCCATCATTCGCGAATCCGGCGGATCTCTTCCTCCCGGCGTGTATTACTACGCGGTGACCGCGGCCGACTCGTCCGGGAACGAAAGTCCGCTTTCTTTCAGCGTGAGAGCGACAGTACCGGCGGGCTCGTCATCGAATACCGTGACGCTTCAGGATCTGAGTTTTGGCTCGGGCACCGCGAGCATGAACGTTTACCGGGGTAGCACTCCGGGAACGCTGGTTCAGCTTGCTTCGAACCTGAGGGTCTCGAGTTCGTACGTGGACGACGGGACGGCGAAACCTCAACTCATCGGACCGCCCGATCCTAATTACGACCATGCGAATTTCTACTGGCGGCTCGAACTCCAGCCAGAGGTGGGCGTAACGGCCCATTCGGCCAACACCATCGGATGCGCGGACCCGTCGATGAATGCCAATGAGTTTCGGGGTTCGCTCGTGCGCATCACTCGGGGGCTCGGGGCAGATCAGGAGCGGAGCATCGTAGCGAATGACCAGACGACGCTGACGGTCGCGCCGAAGTGGGACATAGAGCCCGACAGCAGCAGCTTCTTCGTTGTCGCCGAGCCGAGTTGGCGGTTTGGGGCTCTTACAACAACCGGTCCTGCGGCGTTTGAGATCCCGGACCGGACTGACGCGACGGTACATGTTTCCGGACGGGCGGCCAATGTTTATGACGAGGAGTGCTCTCCGGATCTGTGCCCATTAACGAGGCATCGGATCGGTGGAGGCGGAGCGGATACGGATGTACCCCCGGCGCCGCAGTTCGCGCTGTATGCGCCTGGCGACGGAGCGGTTGAACTCACTGGCATAGCGTTTTCGGACTTGTCGAACACGAAGACGGTCACGGCGGGAACTCTGACCCTTCGGTACATCGATGAGCTCAAAGGTGCGGATCAGGTCGCGCTCGGCGCCGCTGTCGACGACCAGGCTACAACGCTCACGCTCGGTGCGGCGGGTACGGCGCAGGCGGGTGACTTGCTTCTGGTCGAGCAGGAGCTGATGAGCGTCACCTCAGTTTCGGACGACAAGTTGAGTTGCGTCGTCTCGCGTGGGTCGGACGGATCGACGGCTGCTGCCCACGCGGCGGGGAACAACATCATACGTCTGGCACAGTCGACCGACATCGTTCCGTTCGTTCGCGATTTCTTCGGCAGCCCTGCGAGCGGCGAATACGCTCATTCGATCACGATTCAGGATGTGCGGATCTGCGCGGCTGAGTTGTTCCTCACGAATGTACAGGGCAGCGGGCCCGTGGCGCGAATCGCGTTTACGAATCTTGCCGACGGCGGGCTTCGAACACTCTCCGGCGGACAGTATTCGATTCAGATTGAAGGCTTCCTTGCGATCCAGTCGCAGGCGGGGCCGGCCATCGTCGTGGATACGGATCACTCGATTCACGACGTCTTCGCGATTCTGGGTTCGGCGCCTGTCGGCGGTCCCGTGCAGTTACGAGTAAGACAGAACGGCGACGTCTGGACGGAAGTGTCGATTCCGGACGGCGCTACGGCATCCGCCGTGACCAGCGGGCTCGGTCTCGCGCCGCTAAGGGCCAACGATCAACTCACTGTGGAGGTTGTTTCTGTGCCTCAGGCGGACGGGTCGTTTCCTGGCCGGGACCTGACCGTCTCGATCCGGCTCTAA